ATTAAGATCCCAGCAAATAGTATCGGTAGTTGCATCCCATAAAAGCTTTACACTCATTCCAAAAGTAGAATAAACAATCTTTCCAAGCTTTACGCCTGTACAAGTTTGACCATTAGCCGTATTAGCAGCTAATGCACTAACATCTACCTTTGTAACTGCGCTTTCACCAGTACCGTCAGATGTATTAGTTAGCTGTACTATAGCTATTCTATTGCCATCTTGTATTGTTGTTGAAGTTACTGCATCTGCCATAATTTACTCCTATTAAGCGTCAGCGAATGGAGTTACTAAAGTTCCTGATCCAAGTGTAATACCTTCTATGGCATATTTAGCACCTGCAATAGCAGTAACTGTAATAATACTTCCTGCTAGACCGCCTTTAGTTGTACCGTTTAAAGTAACAACATCGTTGCTAGCCCCTGAAATAAAAGTTTTACCAGTCGCATTATTTACACCAGTGTATAAACCACCAACAAACTTATCAGTACCATCTGTTTTAATATCTAAATCAGTCGCTGCTGTCTCAACATAAAAAGTAAAAGAAGCTCCGATATTATTAAGTTGGTTTGGGTCTGTAGGATCATTTGGTGTGGTTGTAACGATTGATGGTAAAGTAAACTTGCCATCTGCGTCATTACACAACAAGATTTTTCCTGCGTGCGCATCTACTGTTAAAGTAGTATCTGCTGTTAAAGAAACAGAGTTATTAACCCCTGCTGTAATAAATCCTGCCAATGATTTGACTGGACCTGAAAAAGTTGATTTAGCCATTATTTTCTCCTAACTAAATATGCTGCGCCATCTTGAGATTAAGTCTGCCGAGTCAGTTGGAGCAACAGGTTATCTCGGTATAATGTAACTATACTACTTTATAACTGTTTATTAAAGCATTCTTTTGATTCTAGAATTGACTCTCTAGAGTCGTACAATGCCTTGTAGGAGTCTTTTATTCTTGGATCTTTTCCGTATTCATCAAGCATATCTTTACTGATCATTTCTAGTAAAGAAATTACGGTTGTCATTCTGCCTTGTATGTCTTGTTTTTTCTTGCTCATATCTTCTCCATAGGATTCTATTTTCTGTCTAATATCAAAACCCCTTACGCAATTTTTTAAATTAATTAATTTTTTGTCTAGATCTGTATAGGTTTCCCAATCTCTTATTTCCTCAACATTCCTACCACATCCTTGACATATATCGTCAAAGGGAATTGTCGTAGTAGTACACTTACCTACACAAGGGCAATTTGCCAAGCTACTGCTTGAATGCAAAACAGTATATATTTTCATAATACTTTATTTATTAGCTAGTTAAATTCTACAACAAGAATCTTAATATAGGTAGCTTTTTGTAAAATTAAATTTTAGACAAAAAAAAGGGAGCCGAAGCTCCCTTAAAGGAAATTTCCTTATTAAGCACCTTGAGATGCAAAAACCGCTCTCCAGTTTGAGTAACCAAAAGAATATCTTTCTCTTGCTTTATATCTCATATTACCGGTATCGAAGTCTCCTTCGAGTGCAGTTTGCATTGGGCTTCTTTGGAAATGCTTAAATCCATCTGGACAATCTGTCTTTAAGAACCAAGCATCAGTATCTGTTAGATAGTGGTTAACCACGTATCCTTCAGGGACCATTCCCATATTTTTAATTGCGTTGATGTCATTGTCAGAAGTACCAACTCTACCAGGAGTTTGTAGTAATCTGTCAGCAACAAATTGCAATTGAGGTGGAACAATCAACTTAGTACCTTGTAGAGCAATAGCTAATTGTCTGTCATCAGTCAAAGTTGAGACAGAAATTAACGCATCTTCTAAAGAAGTCTCATTAAGGTCTGAGTATGTTGATGGTCTGTTACTTGAAGTTCCGCCGCCACCTAAAGGGTGAGCATTAGAAACAAGAGGTTGACCGTCGCCACCTGTTACGTTGGAATCAAAAGCGTTGTTTAAAACAGCCGCTGCTTTGATTTGCTTAGTATTTGCCATAGATCTAGCCAAGGCTTTTGTATACCTTGAACCAAGTCTATCATATAGATTATCTTCAACAGCTTCTTCTGTTAGAGCAAAAGCTAAAGCAACTGTTTCGTGGCTGTAACGTGATGTATAGCCTTCAGTAGCGTTATCAAACGATACTCCAGCACCTTCAGCTTTCACTGAAGCGTTACCAAATCCTACGATCATTACTTCTTCTTCAAAAGCTCTGTCTGATGATTCTGTTTCATATATTTCTTCATGCTCGGAATCATACCTAGCATATTCCATTCCAAACAGGGCGTTTAGACCCGGTTCTAGCTCTTTAGCTAATTGTGAACGATTAATAGCCATTATTTAAACTCCTGTTACTTGAGCATAGAAATGCTCGTTGATTTTGACAATTAAGTTAACGTTTGTTGAAGCTGATCCAGTACCTAGAGTACTATTCTCAGGATCTGTAGAAACTCCAACAATCCTTAGCTGTGCTGAAGTAGCAGCAGTAGTGCCACTAATTTCAAGAGCTGAAATACCTGTTATTGTTGAACCAGCTGTATAAACAGAGTCAGCGTTGTTTCCAACAACTGTTTGCACTACTGAACCAGTAGCAGCTGATTGAACTTCAAACAAAGAATTAGGATCGTCAACCACGAAAGCAACCGCGTCAGATGCAACAGTTCCATTTGGCCAGTAAGCTGAGTAAACTACTTCTCCAGTTGAATCTGTATATTGACATCCTTGAAAAACTCCTAAGACAGGATTATCAGTAGCTCCCGCTACCAAGATTGTACCTGTATTAGTCATTTTGACTAAGTCGCCTGAAAAAATGTTTCCGGATGCGCCAGAAGCTATTTTGTACTCAGTTACACCATCGCTGTTGTAATTCGAGCCAACTTTACCTACTGGTTTCAATCCGAAAGGTGCATTTTGATTAGACATAATATTACCTTTTTAATTAAAAGTTAGTTTTGACAGTATTAGAATTAACTTCTTTTACCGCCTCCAAAAGTTACGCTTGTAGATCTCTGAGGCTTTAGCATCGGAGAACTTGGATCTGATTCCCTCATTAAGTCATTATCTATAGCTTCTTGTTGCTGTAGAGCACGGTCATGATAATAGGCGTTTCTTTCATCACGTGTTTCATTAGGAATTTTAGCCAAAAGCAAACCACCCACGGATACTACACCAGCATGCTTTCCATCGTCCATCGTAGGAAGTTCAAAGTCTCCAAGTTCATCGGCATGTACGAGTTCAAAACCCTCACGTAGCCTAGACATTACATTCTTTTTATCTTCCTGACCGACGATTTCGGCTCTTATCCACCTGTAGGAATATCCTTCAGGGGCTTGCGGTGTCTCCAACATAGATGGGGGACGCCAAGGTTTGCGAGCGTTCATATCAGCTCGAGTATTTGCAGAACGAGGTGTTCTGTTGTTTGTTTTTTTATCTTCAGTCATTTTTGCTTACCTCTTTATATATTTAGCATATTCTTGAACTGGAACATTCAAACGACGTGCCATTTCAACTTCGCTTTTAGTAAGCCTAACTTGTCGCTTGCGTCCAGAGCCATTACCACTACTTCTTCCGGCAGGAGCAACAGTTTGTTGCATCTTACCGCCTGTTGTAGATCCCTCAAACTTATGAGGAAATTCAACTCTGATACGTTTATCTATTTCATCATAATACATTGTATCACTTGGGTCAAAACCTTCTTCCTCTATAAGTTTCCTATGTATATTAAACGCAGCCAAAGTCATCGTCTCATCTTGGCCAAACCATTCATTTTTACCAGCCCAATCTTCTGCCTCAGGGTCTGGTTCGGCTTGTTGTTGTGGCGCTGATTGCATCATAGGTTGTTGAGGAATTTGAGCATTGGTATACTCAGATTCTCTTTGTATTGTCATTCTATTATTAGCAAGTTTACTTTCTTCAACTGTAATCTTGTCTAATATTTCTTGAGCTTTAGTAACCTTATCCCAGTCTTGTTCTTGATAAGCTCCTTTTAAAACAGAATTAGCTTGAGCTCTTTGAGACTTTAATCTGTTCTCAGCCTCAGAATGGTAGTTTCTACTTAACTGAGATGAGTTTGTTTTTAAATTTTGATTTTCTGTTTGTAGATTTCTTGCATACTCATAAGCAGACTGAGCAGCTCTTTCTTGCTCTCTCATCTTCTTTGTTAAATTTGCAATTCTTTTTTTAACTCCTTTTGAGTAATTTTCTAACTCATCTTTTTCAGAATCTTTTTCAGACTCTTCTTCAGATATGTTTTCTATAGGAGCATCTTTAGATTTATCAGAGGATTGTTCTTCTTCTAGCTCAACAATCTCTCCTTCTTCTATTTGATTTTCGGCATCAGTAGCCATTACTTTTTCTTCTTGCATGATTTCCTCACGTTATAGCGTAACGATGTCATCAGGATTTTCTATAGTCGCGATAACTTCGTCGTCGTTTATAATACGGCATTCTGCATCGTCGCCAAGCTTGAACCTAGCTCCTGCATATCTACCAATAAGCACCCATTGTTTTTCCTGGCACCAGGGCGTGTCGCCAAACTTTTCTTTATCCTTATAACAAAGCGGACCCATCTTAATAACGTAAGCAACTACTGATGCTAACGCTTCTCTATCAACGGTTTGTTTTGCTATATGAATACCACCTTTACTAATACCTCTGCCTTTATAAGGCAAAATAAGCATACGCCAACCACTAGGGCTAGGCATCCTTTGTACTAAAGTTTTATCCATTAAGGTTGGATCGAGTACCCTATCTTCTGATTTTACAAAAGCTTTATCAGTTTCAGAATCGGTTTCTTTAACCTCTTCTTCAACCTTTCTTTCTTTTTCAATATGATCAGGTACTATTAATTTGCTCTTCTTCGTCATTTTCTACTATCCTCTCTAGCAATTCTCTAAACTCTTCCTCTACGTCAACGAGAGAATTGTAACGCCCACGTAGATATTGATAATCATCAAAATTTTTGCACCCATTCAATATTTGAGTTTGAGTGTCTTCCTTCTTTTCTTTTATAGCCTTTTTAAACTTATCAGCTATCCAAATTATTGACATTTAATAAATGCCTGAAAACTTACCGCCAAATTCAGCAGCGCCCATACCTCTTGCCTTACCCTTACCCATACCAGGTTTTGGAGCAACGCTAACGCTTACTTTTTTACTATCGTTAAATTTAACATTACCCTTATTAGAGTAAGATTGTTTCTTGCTAATAGATGGAGTTTTCATCTTACTTGCTTCTGTTCTTTTAATCATATTTATTACCTGATTTGTTTTAAACCAATATCAATCAATTTTAATTCTTTTTGCTGCTCAAGTCTATCTTGAGTTGAATCATCTTTCATTCTAGCAATATCCATTTGAGATGCAATACGTTCTCTATCTATATTATCCTGCCTCATTTTTTCTTCGGATCTCATTTCTTCTTTTATTTGGAACTGCTCTTTGTCTTGTTGAAGCTCTTGACCTTTTAAAGCTAGTTCTTGTTTTCTTATAGCAACAAGAGGGTCTTCTTGGGGTGGAGCTGAAACCTGTTGAGAAAACTGTTCCATAAGCTCACTCATAATAGGTGAACTAAACTGAGCCAACAAGTCGCCAGACTGTTGAATTACTTGCGCAGCTTCTGCAGGTGGCATTTGTTGCGCCTGTTGTTGAAGTTGCTGGTATTGTTGCAGCGCTTCAGGTGGCATCTGTTGTTGAGCAATTGAGTCAGCTTTCATCTGTAAATGCTGCATTATATGAGCATTTATATTAGCTTGTACTTGCGCATTCATTTGCACCGGCTGCATATTCAGTAAGTTCATATGTGTGGCTATATGAGCATCATGGTTTTGTTGCATAAATGCCTGAGCCATTCCTCCTCCCATTAACGTAGAATTTTCAAAACCAGATTCTACAGGTTTTGGAGTCGTATCAGGTGGAGGTATGAGTAAAGAGTCAATATTATCAACACCTAAAGCAGAATACATTCTACGATAAGCTTCATAAGTTCCGTTAGGTCCATGTATTTGAGGGTTAGATTGTACTAACTGCATCATTTCTTGAGCCATAATTATTCTTTGACTTGTTGAAAATATATCTGGGTTTGATACTGGAAAAACATCAACCCTTTCATCAAAGTCGGTTTGCTTTATTTGCATATTTCCACCAGCTACCGAATACGGATAAACAGGGGGAAGGCTTTTTGCAAATATAGTAGAAAGAAGATCAAATTCTTTCTTTTGAGCTGAGTGCAATCTTTTATGAATGGCTGATAAAACTTTCGTTGATCTTTCTAATAATGCTAAGGTTGTTCCTACAGGAGCTTGAGCACTACCTTCGCCAACGTTTATTTCAGCTATAGATGCAAATCTTTGACCGGATTGAACAAGCAACCCTAATAAATTAAGTAAAGTCCCACTTGGCTCTTTAAATGGTAAAGGTTGAATAGAGTCTCTTAAATTACCAGCTGGCGCATCTACATCTCTAAACTCACCTGGTTGTATTGGAGTATCTTCATCTCTAATTCTAATTCCTCTGGTTTTAAAACCTGCAGGTAAATTGGCTAAAGTACCGGCATCAATTAACTGTCTAACAATAGATGTTGATGCTTTTGATAAGCCTCCAATCATATGAGTTAAACCAAACCCATAAAATCCTAATCCTGGTAAGAATTTAAAATGTACGAAGTACGCAATCTTTTCTTTCATTGGATCGTCTTCGTTAAAATTTCTTCTAATAGATAAAATGTTTTCGCTGTTAGAATCTATTGTTACGATATAGGGCAACTTAACCTCTGTAGGCTCTCCATTTTCATCCATATCTTCAAAGCCTTCTAGATCCAAATTACAATGAACTTCATATAAATTACAAACTTCTCCTGTATCGTAAGACGGAGCGACACCTTCTAATTTTTCCAATTCAGTATCAACGCTTGAATAATTTTGAGAACCGTCTCCAGCCCTAACGTCTATATTTTTATAAAACCCAATAGCTTGTAATTTTTTAACATCGTTTTCTGGCATTTTTATTACGTGAGTAATACGAGGACAGGAATCTAGGTCAGTTGTATAGTAAGGAACAATTAAATCTTCTGGCGCTACAAATTTAGAAACAGCTCTTTGCATTGTTTCGTCATAATAAACTTTTTTGAAAGCGCTTCCTGCAAGGGGAAGGTAGAATAGCATTTGATCCAACTCTTCGTCATACTCCTCCATAACGTGAGTAATCTGATAGTTCATAAATTCTTTTACTCTTTGAGCCTGCTCTTCTACAACAGAATTGTATTCTCCAACAACCTGAGTTTTTACAGGGCCTTGAGCTGGTAATAATTCTTTATAGGCTTGAGCTTGAAACTGAGTTACTGATTCTCCTAGTAGGGGATGAATTACGCTTGACGCTCCTTCAAAAGGTTCTGATCTTCCTTCTTCAAACTTCATACCAAGGTACTTCAATCCATCAGTATAAGTTTTTTCCCAATCCTCTCTTGCAGACTTATCATTCTCTATTGCTGCTGTAAGCTCAATATAAATTTTACCTAGTTCATTTTCTGAAACAACTTCTGCTAAATTTTCACCAAATCCTAAAGATGGCATTTCCATTTCTGGCTCGCCTAAAATAACTGAACCGTCGTCTTGGTATTGAACATCTTCTTCTCCCATACCTTCCAAAATATCAATAATTTCTTCATCAATATTATCAGTTGATCTTTCAGTCGTTAAATCTTGAACTGGTTCTACAGTTTGAGCTGGATCTGGTACTTGTCTTTCAATTGCCATTAATAATAAACCCTCTGTCTTGGTCCTTTTTCTTCATCCTCATAGTCGCTATCCAAAGATACAAATCCGCCTTCGCGAAATCTCATTAGCGCTTGAGTCATAGTATCGCATAAGTCATCGTTTTTTCCAAAAGGAAATGACGCACATTCTTCAATCATTTCTTCTGAGAACAATCTTTCCGGAGCGTACACCATACCAGATTCAAACATGGGTGCAACTGAATGCATACGTGTGGTTTTATCATGGCCACGTGTTGGCGAGTAATTAACAACTGGTATTCCCATTCGCCGTAGCTCATGCGTAAGCGGAGTACCGGACGCTTTGGCCTCAATTAGAACCATATCGGTTTCCCAGTATTGATATTCTCGCATTGCAATTTCTTTTAGTTCTGGAAAGTCCCACCTACCTTTTTGACAATCAAGCAAAATAATTGAATCAGGAGAATCTTCTGTTGGTCTAAAAACACCCCAGGTTGATATAGCAGAAAAATCTGCAGTCTCTTTTTTAGAAAAAGCAGTATCATATGATTGCATAATATATTGAACACTTGGCAAAGAATCATGTTTCCATTTTTTCCACCATTCTCTTTTAATAATAGCGCCAGCTTCAGCAGTTGGGTTTTGCATCCACTGAGCATTCCACTTGGCTCCAGGCAAAGAAGCTTTTACTTTTAACAATTCATCAATAGCCCAATACTCAGGCCAAAGAGGATTTTCAGTTTCTGGGAATATAGCTGGAAACTCTATTACTTCCCATTGATCAGCCAAAGGTTCTTTTTGCGCATCCATTAATTTTGCTGTTAGATCAATAGAACTCCAACGAGTCATAACAATAACTATAGCTCCCTTTGGCTGTAAACGCTGACGAGGACCAGATGTGTACCATTCCCAAGCAGACTCAAGAGCAGTAGGAGATAAAGCGTCTTGCTCAGAATGAGGGTCATCAATAATCAATAGATCCGCACCCCTACCAGTAACAGCACCCCCAACACCTGCTGCAAAATATTCTCCGCCTTTATTTGTTTCCCAACGACCAGCAGATTTATTATCGGCTTGTAATTTTACTTCTGGAAATATTTGCTTGTATTCCTTTTGATCCATCAAGTTTCTTACCTTACGACCAAACCTTACTGCTAATTCACCGGTATGAGTTGTTTGCATGATTTTCATATTAGGTTTTAAACCCATTACAAAGGAAGGAAAATAAGTAGACGCGAACTCGGACTTGGTATGACGAGGAGGCATATTGACAATTAAACGATTGATTTCACCCCTAGCAACTTGATCTAACTTTTCAGCGAATACAGTATGATGCTTGCCGCAGATAAATTCCGGCCACATATGGTTTATATAGTCTAAAAAAGATTCTTGACATTTTTCTTGAGTAGCATAATTGTCAAGTTTCTCTTTTAGAAGCAGAGCTTCTTTCAACTCTGTTTCTGTAAGTTTTGATAGATCCATTAGGATTTATTTTTTATAACTTCCTTTATTGTTGCAACATAGGCGCTTGTCCGCCAAATTTACTGGCCCCTGTGGTTTCAATTCTTTGCATAGTTTCAGGCATTGGCCTGTTATACCTACCGCCGCCAAATCCACCATAACTAGGGGGTTGTTGTCTAAAGCCACCACCGAATCCAGGCTGTTGGCCAAATCCCCTTCCGCCGTACATTGGAGGTCTTTGTCCAAATCCAGGTTGCTGACCGAATCCACCGCCCATTCCAGGGAACATTCCGCCTATACCACCGCCAAACCTAGAACTGAAAGGATTTCCTCCGCCGTAGC